TTCTTTTTAGTGATTCTCTTATAACATTATTTGTTAGAGTTACTCCGGTTGGCTCAATTGTTCTTCTCCTAGCAATATCGTCAGAAGTATTCTGAAGTCCAGTTTGACCTCCAGTAGCAGGCAATTGAGCGGTAATATTTCTATCAATATCAAAAAAAGTGTTACTGAAACCAAATTGTTCAGCAGCTTCTGTTATTTGTCCTGGAGGAAATATACCTAGACCGAAAGGATCAATTGTTTCAGGAGCAAGTGTGTTAACACTTTGTGGCACTAAATCATATATAACACCTTCATAATCAAACGACATACGTATACCACTTCCTGTACTTCCATCCGCATAATCATTCTCATCATGATCAAACACTGTAATCTTTGGATGAACAAAAGTCATCTTAGTAAATGATCCACCAAAAAATTGAAAAATATCTATGGATTCAAGAAAATGGGTATTGTTTGAGTTATTTCCAAAATCTCCAAGATATCCCCATCCTGGATCACCACCTTCATTAAAAAATCCAGTAACAATGTCATTCATCCAATCAGAAGAATCGGTCTTTCTGCCATCGCCATAATAATAAGCATAATATTCTGCCCAAAATAACATAACCTTATCACTAACATCATCATGAAACGAAATAGTCATATTTTGGTATTCAATATTTGTTTGAATAACACGCTTCTTATTATATTGGTTTAATGTCTCGGTTTTAATATTGAACTTAGGACGATCAATCGTTTTCACCTGAATAACAATACCTTCACTTGGTCGAGAAAGATTTGTAGCATGAAGATTGCCAAATGGTTGAACTGGAGAACCAGACCCTCGATTAAATTTTACAAAGAATAAAAACTTTGGCTTTGGAACCAGAGAATTAATAAATCCCGCACCATTACCAATAAGAAAATTTCTTGATGCGTTTTGACTATCTCTATATAATAACGGCCTTGAAGTTCTCGGATCTACTTTAATACCAGCCATATCTAAAATCCAATACTATTATCCAGTAGCAAGGATACCACCACCAGTAATACCAACGGAAAGGCTGTTGTTATTAACGTTATCGCCCTCACCTGGAAATAGACCGTCAGATTGTGTGGCATTATCAAAGCGAATCGACATAGTAATCTGTTGCACTTCTGATGTAGTATAATCTAATGTTTCATAATTCACATCATTCAACCAGCATCCTTCAAGAACCCATTCTTCTTGAATCGCAACGTTACCACCATCTAATGTCTGAATAAATGTTGTAAATTTATAGTTTTGTCCAGAAGTAGGAGACGTTTGCTCAAAATGGTTAACTTGTTTCTGCATCTGATGACCAACTAATTTACTAACTGCATTCGTGATATCATCACGTACAGTAAGCGTTAGCGGATTCCAAGTATGCTTGCCAGCAACCCATGCTTTAGAGTTGTAGCTATCGATCACGACCTCTTCAAAAGCAAGCTGAGGTTTAGTTATATTCATAACTTGTTGAGTTAAGTTTAATTGAGAATCTACTGGACCAAAAGCAACGGTCACAACACGGAACCGATACTTTAACTTCGGTTGTAAAATACCACCACGACCAGTTCCTAAATCGACACCGGGTACTCCGAATTTATCTAATGTAACCATCTTTAATACCTTGTTTTCTAATTAAAATAGTTTGTACAGTTATTTATTCTTTTTAGGTCTTAATAATTAAAACTATACTTTTCATAAAAAATAGGCCCACAAGGGGCCCATTCTTTATTATATATGTTTTACCTTATGCTGGTAATGGATCACCAGTATTAAGCACTCTAATTGGCACGTAAATAAATTCAATTGTCTTAGTTGGCTTAATAGCTATATCAACCCAAAGTTCATTTCGGTCAATTCTTTCCGGAGTGTTGTTTGTTTCATCACAACGTACTCCAAAATCAAACAATGCTCTCTTACCTAACAATTCTGAAAGGAATCGTTCAACTGTAATAGTTACAGACAATCGTGTTTCTGCATCATTTGGTTCAAACAAGAATGGCTTCATAAGTTCTTCTAGTTGAAATCTTAGAAAGTTAATTAAACGAGCAACGTTAATGCGGTCAAGTGCGCTAGTTAATGGGTGTAATGTCTTCTGTCCAAATACAACTAAACCTCTATTTGGTTGGGCACTAATTGGATTAATGTTATTAAGATAAAGTGTATCTCGTTGTCCAGGATTCAAAATAACTGATTGAAATTCTCCCTCTTCAGTTAGAAATCCAACACTCTGTGCATTTGTAACAAGGCCTCTTTGGAAACCAGCTGGAGCAAACCACGGAAATGCTACTTGATCATTAAACGCAATAACTCGTAACGCAATCGTGCTAGGCGGAATCATAATCTCAGTTCCATCTAAGTTAGTTCCAAGTCCCCAAGGATACCATTGACCAACATTGGTGTTTCTAACTCCAGCAGTACGTCCATCTTCACCATTTAATGGTTCATTATTAAGGTTCTGGGCATATTCAATAATCGACTGTCCATCTGGTGCCAAACGAATTGGTGTATCACCAACAATAAATGCCACTTCTTTAATATCTGTGTTAAGAAGAATCATTTCATCAATCGTATCAGGATATCCTGGAGCAGCAATAAGATTAAAGAATCTAAACTCTGATCGAATTTCTTGATCACTAACAAGTACTGATTGAATTGCTTGAACAACCATTCGACGTTGAGCTTTACGTCCCATATATGGAGATCCATCTGGAGTTAAACCACTAACAGTCACAAAACGGTCACCAATAAGATTACCTTCAAATTCATGATCAGGAGTCCATTCTTTAACATTTAATTTACTAAATCTCATATTGAAAAGAAGCATACCTGCTGGAAACAATAATGGATCTGGAGTATCAGCATCAATAGTATTACTAGTCAATCCAGCAACACTGCCAATTTCTCGAGCATCAGCAAAAACAATTCCAGCTGGAGTTGTTTGATCAGTTAAATCAACCAATATCCAAGCAAGAAGAGTGCTATCCCAACGAGAAAGCTTTGGATAATTTTCAGTGTCAGTTGTATCAATCCAAAGATCATTATTAACAAGAATTGTTCCATCACTTTGTGTTATTGGTGCCGTTCCGCTAAGAAGAACACCCCCTGGATCTGTGCTTGGAAAACGATTTAGATAACCAAACCAATTGGTTCCATCACTTGCCATGATATCAACATCAAATGCAGTACTATACCACAGAGTTCCAGCAGCGGGATCACTTGTTGGTGGTAATAAATCAGCAACAAACACAAGATTCGACCAGGTATTTCCATCATATCTTCGTGGAACATGAGTACCATTTGTAGCATCATAGTTTACATACAAAGTGCCAACAACAAGATTAGTACCAAACGAAGCTTCTGCCTCAGCATCATTATCAAACAACGGAGAAAATATTTGAGTGAAGATTTGAGTAGTACCGTTGAACAGTTTTATAATATAATCAGCCCCCAAATTTGGGCTAGTTGTTTTAATCCATAAATGTCGATCATGAGCTAATGGAAGTACATTTGTTGGTGGAATGCCAGTATGTGGAGCATAAGTGACCGTAGCTGGTCCTGTTCCACCTCCTACTAAGTTAGTTGTTCCTACGGCGGTTACCCAATCCGGAGTACCAACTCTGTACCAAGTGCCAGATATTTTTTCAAACAATCCTAATAGATTGTTTCCAATATCAATAGCAAAATCGCCATCACTTCCTTGAGCATCGACAAGAGTATTAGTGACTCCAGAAACGTCAAAATCAAAAAAGCTTGGTATTATATTGGTAAACTGTGTAGCATCTCCTTGAAAAATACCAAATTCTGTATTGGTTAAATCCAACCAATAAGTTCCATTTGCTGGAGGTCCAACCGGAGAAGTATCCGATGGCTCTAGTTCTTCAAGTGGTATGTCGGCCCTAATAACAAATGCTCGATCTGCAATGCCAAGGTATTGCATAACTGCATGCAAACCATATTCGTTAAGTTCATCGCCATGTAATGGAGTTCCGGCCTGTTCAAGAAATACTGGCTCTCCATAACTTTGGATTAACTCTCTTTGACTTGTAATTAAACGTAGCTTTCCCGCTTCCTCAGGAACTGTTCCTGCGGCTATGCTCGTAGTTAGAAACGGATCACTGTCATCTGTGTTATCTTTGTTTGTTCGAGTAGCGAATATTACTAAAGGTATAGTACCTTCGCCTGCTCCAGCAAAAAAACTCTCATCAGATACCGTAACGCTAACGCCTGGTGATACTAATTGTCCCATTTTTTTTATGTCCTCTCAAATATTCTTTCTTCACTCAGAATCAAAAGAAATCTTCTATGGTATTTATTATCAGACATTATTTTCCACTGTTTTAACATCATGACTTAAAGTATAATTTTCCAAGTGCCTGGACGATAAAGCCCATCCACTGCTGGAATCCAATTCTGATCTAATGGATCCCATCTAAATTGTTTATTATCAAACAGATTTAATACAACAGTAGGATCAGATTCCTCACTGCTGTTAAAAGTAACAATCCAATCTGTTCCGTTAAATTCTATTATATCGTTGGCGGCGGCATTCAAACTTCCCCAGGCGCCAGTTGGGCTTCCAATAAGTTCATCATTCATATCACTAACTAAAAGATATCGTTGTCCAGTAAGAGCAGCGGCCAATATTCCATCACCAGGAAATCGTTCAAGTGGATCAATAATCGCCGTGATGTCTGGCACAATATTTGCTGGCAAGGTGGTTGGATCTACTGTCCAAATTATTTGATTTACATTTGTTGGATGCAAAGTTAGAGTACCAGTCACTCCTGTTGGGTCACCGAATTTTCTTTTCACAATCAACCTAGTCTCGCCAGGACGAAAGTCTCCAAACAAACGAATATAATCTTCCCAATTAAAAATATTACCATCCTCATCAAATTCACCACCCCTTTCATTCAAGAGTGTCAAAATATCTCCGTCAACCTGTAATATATGATTATTTGGTGTGATAATAATCTGTGCTAATAAATCACCTTGCTCCCATGCAAAATCTGAATCATCTTCAGGAAGTTCTGCAACTGCTCGTATATTAACAATAATAGTTTCAATAGCTCGCCTTTTAGTAAGCTCAGCTGGAGGATTAATCCAATATGGAATCTTAAATTGCATGCTGGCTACATCAATTGCTTCATCTGTTCCAAAAGGAATTGATTTAGATGACCAAGTTATTGCATCCTGCATTTCAATATCAGTAATAGCAGTCCAATCCAAAGCATTGTCGCTTGATTGAAGTTTTTGTGCTGGATTAAAAAGCATCATGATTTGTTCAGTTAACTGAAATTTTTGTTCAACATTACTGCACCACAGATCAAGTTGAAACATATAATCGTATGGAACTGGCATATGACGTTTTACAGTAAATCGATCACCAATCTCACCCTCATATTCTTGTGTCTCAGCATTAAATTTTCTTTCATCAACCAAGTCTGTTCTAACCAAAAATGGATTCTGTCTTCTATCAGGAGCCATGTTTATTGATATTATATGAACAGCCATAAATGGCGTATAAAGCATTTTATTTTCTGAATGTTGTCTAATAATCTGATTAACCATACGACTTGTTTCGCCATATCTTACTGGAACCTGACGAAATAGTTCTTCACCATCCGCATTTTTTCCATTTTGAACGACAAATCCGCCAAACGTTCTAATAACTTGAAGAACGAGGCGACGTTGTTGTTGATCGTAAAAGAAATCCATATTGCTATCCAAAATAGATTAAACTATTATAGTTATATTTATAGATTAGTTTTTGGCTTTCGCACTTTTGGAGCAACAATTTTACTAACACCAATCTTTGAATCTATCAATCCCTGTGAAGTTGGAACTTTATCTCTATTATTGATGAATTTTTCGAGAATAAGATTGGCTGTTGTTAGTTTCTGTTTGAAATCTACTTCCTTACGTAACCACTTTGGACCTTCTCTTTTGAAAAGAACACTTGGTACATAATCTGTTCGTAAAAACCAATCGCCATCATCAAAATCTAATGGAAAAGCAGGACCACAACCAAGCAAATCTGCTCCATTAGGTGGCTCGCCATCTGTCATAAACAAATACGGAAGCCCTTGTTCAAATTCAGGCTCAAAAACATAAAGATGTGCGTGCTCAAGATTTCGATTTGGAACTTGTCTTTCTGCTTCAGCAATAATTGTATCACTAATTCTTATTTCTTCACCAAAGGTGCTTAGCAAATCTCTTAATGTTTGGCCAGTATCCTCTCCACTTCCAAAACCATCACCGTCAAATGAACCTGCATCTCTATCAAGCAAATCACTAAATTCTTGACTATCGGTAATCGGGCTCATTTTGATTCTCCAAATATGAGGAAACCAAGTTGGACTATATCCTTCCGATGCTCTATTAGCATCTTCTATTTGATAAAACTTCCGTGCTACACCATTATCGTTTATTCCATCATCTTCATCATCAAGCAAAAGATCTTCACGTAAATGAGGAACCTCTAAAACATCTCCACTCATTAACCTTCGGCCCATCAAATCAACCATATCATCTATATGAAATGAAACATAAAGAACATCAGCACTTAAGAAAAGTCCAAATTGACTTAAATCAAAATCATTATCTTGAACATTATAAACGCCACGTAATTCATAAATGTCATTACTGTATTTTCGATCTCTATTTTCAAGCAGCAGAACATCTTGAATTGTTGTGGCGCCATCACCACCTTGGATTGTCAAATCTTCGTTATCAGATCCTTGATCATGAACTCCTTCAAATTTATGAACAAGAAACGCTGTGCCACCAATACGAAATTGTTCGCTAATAGTGCGGTTAAAAAATTTAAAATCGTTTCCTTTACGTTGATTCCAAAGAGATAATCGTGGCATTTATTTTTCCTCTGTTTTTGCTTTAATAACTTTTTCAAGTGTTAGATACTTAATACGATCATTATACACATATCGCCATGTTTTGCCGCGCCCATTATCAAATCCAAATACCGTTTGACGTATTCCAATTTTTATAATAACACACTGTTCATCATTAAGAAAGATTATATCTCCTTCATTGAAATTTTTGTTAAGATAAAATAAAAGTCCACTAACAAAAGTAGTGACTAAATCCTTGGCTGCAAGACCAATAGCTATTGTTATTAAAGCAGTAATCCAAGCAATGGCTCCGGTTCCAAAAGTAATTTCAGGTAACATCTTATCCCTCCAATATAATAG